TCCCCCGATCCCCCCTTTCTTTAATAAAAATACTACGTATTTTTATTGCGCTTCGCGCGATTTCTTGAAAAAAAATTAACAAATTTTAGAATCTGTGCAAATTCAAAATCATGGAACAAACATCGTTCAAAGTATTAAAAAATGGATTCGAAAACAATCTGATCGCACCAGCAAAGGGAGATGCTGGATGGGATCTGGTTGCATCCTCAGATCCAGAAATAGTGTTTTGCGACGAAAAGAAAAAGAGCATTTTGTACATCGAATATGATACTGGTGTTGTGCTTCAACCAACAAATGGATTTTATACATTATTGTTTCCGCGCTCCAGCATTAGCAAATACGAATTATCTTTAGCGAATTCTGTTGGCGTTATCGATTCAGGATACAGGAATACAATTAAACTTAGGTTCAGATTTTTGGGAAAGAAATTCTCAAAAAACTCTTTGATTTACAAACAGGGCGACAAGGTTGGCCAGTTAATTTTCATGCCAATGTTTAATTTTTCAGCTCACAGAACCGAATCTCTTTCTGATTCGGAAAGAGGTTTAGCTGGCTTTGGTGAAAGGACTGGTTTATGATATTGATACCAGATAAAATGAATGACCTCGAATTGATTGAAGAGGTTAGATCTAACGGCGACAGTGTCTGCTTTAAAGAAATTGTGAGTCGCCACTCTGGTATTTATCTTCAGATGGTTCATAGCTACGCTCCGAGAGAAACTCCTGTTGATAACTTTTATGATTTACTGAACAGTAGAGAGTCTCATATATACGACGCTATTCGTTCTTATGATGAAACGCGCAATATAAAGTTTTCTACATACCTCGGAAATTGTACAAGATGGCTTTGTTTAAACTCATCTAATAAAAGACGCCACCAACAAATCGACGAAAATTTCGATTGTGTTTTTGAAACTAGCGAAAATGACCAGCAGAATGAAAGTGAAGTTTTAAATGAAATATTTTCTCACATCGAATCTTTTGAAGATAAGCGCGTGGAAAAAATATTTAAAATGAGATATTTAAATGGAAAGAAAAAGCTCACTCCTTGGAGAAAAATCGCAAAAGAGCTTGACTTATCTATCCAAGGTTGTATAAATATACACAATTCAACTTTTAAGAAGTTAAAGAAAACCTATCAAAAAAAATATGATTAACTCAGTAGTACTCGCAGGAAACGTTGTTGCCGATCCAGAATCGCGCAACACAAACAGCGGTAAGGTAATAGCAACCTTTCGCTTGGCAATTAACAACCCACTTAGCGACAAGGATGTAGTTTTTCTCGACGTTGACACTTGGGAAAAGCAAGCCGAGTTTGTTAGCAAACACGTAAAGAAGGGCAGCTTAGTTTCTGTCATTGGTCGCCTCAAGCAAGACTCTTGGGAAAAGGACGGCAAGAAGTTTAGTAAGATTCTCGTTGTTGCGGAGCGCGTCAACTTCATTGGAGGAAAGAAAAAGGATGCAGAGGCCGCTACTGACGAGCAACAGGAACCTCCTGCGCCCGCTCAAGCACAGAAATACCCCGCTAAGCCAGCGTACAAGCAAGCTCCAAAGGCAGCTCAACAAGACTTCGACGAGATTCCTATCTAATGAAGATCATCTTCGAGGCTCCATTAAACCAACTTTCTTTTGGGAACGTGTCTTATAATATTCTTCGTGAATTCTATAAGCTCTCCCAAGAAAACAGTAGTTTTGAAATCTCCTACTTCCCAATAGGAGAACCAGATTTAAGTGCCTTTAACAAAGGCGACGCTGATTTACACAAGTGGATCAAGTCGTCCGTTGAAAACAGGTACTCTAATCTAGGTAAGGATAATCTTAATTTAAAACTTTGGCACATTAATGGAGCCGAGAAGAGACTCACAAGGAATCAAGTTCTGTTTAGTTTTTACGAACTCGACGAACCAACAGCTGTTGAGAAATCAATAGTTAACCTTCAAGATGCAACAATCTTTTCTAGCAGTTATGCTAAAAAGAGCTTTGAGCTTAATGATTGTAAAAATGTATTTAATGTCCCGCTTGGATTTGATCAAGACTTTGCTAAGACAAATAGAAAATATTTGGAAGGAAAAATTCATTTCCTTTTAATGGGTAAGTTTGAAAAGCGCAAGCATACGGACAAGATCATTAAGCTGTGGGCGAAAAAGTTTGGTAACAATCCAAAATACCAACTGTCCTGCTGCATCTTGAACCCCTTTTTAGATAGAGATTTGATGAAAAAGCTTTTGGTCGGCTACAAGTCGTTAGCTGCGAATATTAATATTCTCCCTTACGTCTCTACAAATTCCGAAGTTAACGACATATTAAATTCCGTTGACGTTGATTTGAGCGGCCTTTCTGGTTCTGAAGGCTGGGGTCTGCCAGCATTTAACGCAACGTGCCTTGGAAAATGGAGCGTTGTTTTGAACGCAACGAGCCATCTTGACTGGGCAACGCAGGAAAACTCTATTCTAGTTAATCCTTCTGGTAAGATCGAATCTTACGATGGCATCTTCTTTAAGAAAGGCGCTGAATTTAATCAGGGTAATATTTATGATTTTAATGAGGATGAAGCTGTTCAAGCCTTTGAAAAGGCCGCAGCTTTTGCGGAGAATAAGACCCTAAACTCCGCAGGAATTAAAATGGGTCAAACCTTCACTTACGAAAAGACTGTTGCATCAATTTGCAACATCTTGAAAACCTTGTAGCTTTCAATTATAAAAATCTATTATATGACAACAGATACATCTCTAAATTATACTACGTCCTCAAGTGGCCCACACGTATACGGAACAATCGCAAGCACAACCAACCCTTATTCTTGTAATTATTCTTCTCCGCTATTGAACTCTTCACTTACATTTAACTCTTATGTTACCTGTTCCTCCTTTCCAGTTCTAATTAAAACTGTAGAAAGGGAAGAAAGCAAAGAATTTCTCTTTGCCGTTCCCGACTGCACAAAACAAAACGTTGATGTAACTTACATTGAACAAGACTCGTTCTTTAAAGTTGAAGCTAAAAATGCGGAGCTTTTCGCTTCTGTTCCTTGTCAGATTGCAGTAAACGCTGAGAAACTTGATTTGTCTAAAATGGAATGCTACGTTAGGGACGGGCTCTTAAAAGTGATCATTCCTTATTTTGAGGACGCACTTCCAAAATCAGTTAAAATAAACTAACAACTAAAGCCGCTTGAAAAAGCGGCTTTTTTATTAGTATAAAATATGCCACTTTACACTTACCAGAATCCAAAGACAAATGAAACCATTGATGTGCTTCAGGGCATGAGCGAGAAGCACTCATACACGGACGAGAACGGGCTTGAGTGGCAAAGGGTGTTCCAAGTGCCCAATGCGTCCGTAGACTCGCGAATAGACCCTAATAACCCACTAGCGTTCATTGACGCCACAAAGAACAAGAAAGGCACTTATGGAGACTTATTGGACAAGAGCAACGAACTTAGCGAAATACGCTCTAAACAGCATGGCGGGCAAGATCCAGTTAAAGAAAAGTTTTTAAGCAATTACTCTAAAAAGACCAAAGGTAAAAAGCACCCTTCTTTAACAATGAAAAAAAGCTACGAATCAAAAAGAGTTAAAGTTGATTATTAATTAACTACTTGTTACCACTATTATATTCGATGCAACTGCTCCAGCAGTATTTGATAATTTGAATTGATAATACTTTGTAGTATCTGCTGGCTGCGTTAATGGTGCGAAATTATTAGGGTTCATTAACTGGGTGAACGTAGATCCGTTATCTCCGCTTAGATACCAACCTCCTGCTGCTTGTGGGCAACCACGATTAACACTGGCTGATAATACAAATTCAACCGAACTATTACCATCGTTACTTATAGCGAATTCATCGAAGTTGTCAGCTGGAACGTCGTCGCAATATACTGCTGCTATTATTGGAGCTGTTGATACTTGAACAGCGATAGTATTCGAATCATCATACCCACCTCCATTTGTAGCTCTTACATAATAAGTAGCAGCATTTGCGTTTGAAAGAGTAAACTGCAATCCAGCACCTTGATTTATTATATTGTATCCATTTTGGCCATTTGCTATTAGTCCGCTTGGTCCGTACCATTGATAAGTTATATTTTCGCCTTGAGCGATTGACGCTGTAATAGTTATTACAACTCCTATGTTAAAGCAGAATGGAGCATTATAGCCCGTTATTCCAGCTGTAATAATTGGAGGGCGAATTACAATATTTATAGAAGTTGACGTGTCTGATCCTCCCTGATTTGTCGCTATGACATAGTAGCTTCCATCGTTTGAGGTTGAAAGAGCAAACTGCAAATCATTGCCTGGGGATAATATATTATATCCATTTTGGCCATTTGCTATTACTCCGTTTGGTCCATACCATTGATAAGTTACGTTCGTTCCAGCTGTTAAAGCAGGTGTTATAGTTATAACCTGACCCTCATTAAATTCGTAAGGAGAATTAAATCCAGTTATTCCAATAGAAACGTCTGGAGCTATAATAGATAACGAAACAGTGTTCGAATTCACTCCAATTGAATCGTAACTACTAGTTACTTTACAATAATAATTTCCAATATCAGAAGCTGTAACTGGATTCATAACATGTTGATTGTTCGTTCCAAGTAAAGTAGCTCCCCTGTACCATTGATAGAATATTGTTCCACTTCCTGCCGCTGCGACTTGAAATGCTTGAGCGCCAGCAGCGTCGTTAACATTCAAATTAGAAGGCTGAGAGGTAATGTATGGTTTTATTTTCGAACTGACTGAATTACTATTAACTGAAGATCCTCCGTAACTTACTACACAGTAATAAGAATCAGAATCATTTGCTGTGGTTAAAGAACTAGTAGTGTAACTGCTTGATGTAGCTCCAGATATCGATAGACTATCTTTATACCATTGATAAGTTGGAGTTCCAAGAGCTGTAGCTGTAATAGAAAATGTTGCAGTAGAATTATTAACTACAACTTGATTTGTTGGCTGAGATGTTATTGTTATTCCTGCGAACCCGTATCTTCTAAAAATAGTAGAAAGATCTGCATTATTACTTAATTTATATCCAGTATTAAAACTTGGTCTATCATTAACGCTTGTTGAGACGTGAAAAATACCAGTTAAGTCAAGAGCGCCAACTTTATAATTTGTTGCTGATGCGTATGACGATCCGCCATTAAGAGGCTCAAATACCCCACTAAAATCAACATTAACTCCTCCACTTGGGCAAATAAATTTAGTTTGCGTCGGCATCTTTTAGCTTCTTTTTGAGTTCTTTAACTTCAGCAGAAAGCTCTTTAACAGCGTTAATAAGAATTACAGTAAGCTTGGAATAGTCGAGACCTTCGGCTTCGTTTTCGCTGTTATGCTTAACGATAACTGGAAGAATTTTATCAACTTCTTCTGCGATAAGACCAATATCTTCTTGCTTGGTACCTTTTCTCTTAAACGAAACTGGCCTAAGTTTATCTATGATTTCGAGGCCGGAGTTTAATTTCTTGATATTGGTTTTAAATCTTTTTGAAGATGACGAAGTGAAAGTATCAGCCGAAACATCTCCAGTCGCAGCACTTAATGTTACTTTTGTTGTTCCTCCGTTATTTTTGATATAAATAACACCTTCATTGGTTCCTGTTCCATTTTTTGTTAAAATTACTTTTTTATCATTGACACTACCATACAATGCTATTTCTGTTTGAACGTGCAGGTTGCCAGTAACTGTTCCGGTATTAAGTCCAGGTGCATTAACTGATAGAAAAGGTCTTCCTATGCCGACATTTGCTTGAAATTCCGCGCATCCAGATCCATCTGTATAAAGACTACCGGAGGCAGGACTGCTTGCGTTTCTGTAAACTATAAATTCGCCAGCTGTGTTAAATCGGCCTCTCGTTATTCCAGATGCTCCATCAAAAGTATTTGTTCTAAATTCTATTCTTCCATTATTAAGTGCGGTGGCAGCGTCGTCGCCATAAACTGGTCCAGCGGAGCCCCCTTGAAATATTAAAACTCCACGATTTCCATTCGTTAATCCGTTTCCGCCAAAATCAATTTGAGCTCCAGATGAAATTCCATTTGAGACTCCCCCTGTAATAGTTAAAGTTTGAGCTGAATTAGCTGTTTTTATTCCAATGCTAGAGTTTATAACTAGACCGCCAGTGGTGCCAGCAGTTCCAACCGTTGAACCCCCAACAATATTTCCACTAACTGATAAATTCGATCCATCCCATCTTACATATTTTGAAGAATCTCCAATGAAAAATTCATACACTGATCCCGTATTTCCTAGAAAAAATCCACTTCCTTCTCCCCAGCCGCCATTTGTATAAGTTAATCCAGATGATTTTATTCTTCCATTAGACCCAATTGTTAATCCGTTAGCGTCGATTCTAGCTGCATCTTTTGTAGTACCGAAAAAACCTTCTTGCGCTATTACCGCTCCCCTGAACAGTCCGCCTGAAAATTCTGAAAACCCATTACTCGCTATTCTAAATCCAAAATTTTGAATAGTTGCATTTTCTGTAGAATTTATTGGAATTGAAAAAGTTGGGGGGCTGGCGATGTAACTCCAATTTGCGTTACCCCCCGCCACTCCAGCAGCTGGCGGAGCAATAGTAGCGGCTGTAGGAGCTAGCCTCACCGTTCCAGTTCCAACTCCAGTACCCCCAATTTTTGTAAATAATCCCCCAACTACGGGGGTTCCGGTAACGCCAATACTATTCCATTGCTGCGTAGTTGTACTTCCAAGAGAAACAATTTCATAAACCGTGGCGGGGGCGTTGTTTGCCGATGTTAAAGTCGTGACCAAAACTGTCGTACCAACGCCTTGATCCAAAAGAGATTGATATAATTTATAAACTCCATCAGCTTGAAGAACTTTTACCTGAACAACGTCACTCGCAATGTGTTTTCCAAGTGTATTTCCGTAAGCTCCAGTGGTGACATACTGTCTAACGGTCAATCCAGAAGTCCAAGTTGGAACAAAACTAGAAGATTCAATATATCCGCCAGTTCCACCAGTTCCGGTAGCTCCTCCACCATTAGATCCATTAATAGAAATAACTTGAGCGCCTATAAAACCAGCAGTTAATTTACCAGCATCAACAGTTTGAATTTGAGCATTTTTAATTCTTACAACTTGATTGCCAGCATTCGAGGGATCAGAAACAACTTCAAATGCAACCTCCGCACTTGTTCCGTTCCATATTTGAAAATAGTCAGCAACCAAAACAAACGCTTTATCTATACCTCCAACTTTCTGAAGACCAGAAACATTATTATTTCCGTCTAATTTAAGCATCGGGCCGAAACTCGCAACCCAAGCTCCTCCCGTTCTCACATAAAGTTTATAATTGTCGTCCGTGTCGTACCAAAGATCTCCTTCGTTATATGAACCTCCGGTTGGCTCTGCGCTTTGATAATAAACTTTAGCTTTTCCATTAGCTGATGTTTGAGCGCCCTGAGCTGTTGATAATGCTGTTGCCGCGTTAGCTACAGCGGTAGCCGAGGAAAACCCAACATCATTTCCCGTAGCTGCATCAATAAACCTTCCCCTTAACCCTCCACCACTATTCGCCATATTACCCTTAGTAATACGCTTTGTCTTCTTAGTAGAGTTTTGAAAAAATAAAAACTGATCCTTATCGTCTAGGATTTGGACCTCTGGCAGCTCTGCGATTGTTTTGCTTCCTGTAGACATATATATGTTTTAGATTAAATATGGATAGCAAGACTTTTTTTATCGAGCACTCTTTGGAATAATTCATTAACTTGCTGATCTACTTTTGCCACATCGATATCGCCATTAGCGTTTCTCAATATCTTAATAGAATCTATATGCTCTAAATTACTTTCATTAAAAAATGTAATTTTTAAAAAATCGTTTTCAATGTCGCTTATGTCATATTTATATTTTATATTCATGTTGAGACGTAATATCCAGCGAGTATTGTTGGGTTATTTCCATTAATGTCCGTTCTGATAACATAGCTTTGATTTTGAGTTATTGTACCTCCGTTGACATATGAGCCAATTCCATTTTGTACGCCAAAAACTCCTGCGGTTCGGAAATGACTGCCAAATCTAACTTCTATATATTGAAAAAAAGCATCTGCTTTAAAAAACGTTATTTCATAAACAATATTTGGATTACCAGGTGTACCGCTTGTGGCACTAGTTCCTTCATACCTTATTCTAGTTTTGTCGCTTTCGGTTTTGATCCAAACTCTTTGCCAACTATTATCCGCTGATCCTAATTGAATAGCTGGTAATAATGGATTAGTAAAATTAAGAGAATAATATGTGGTGCTTCCACCTGACATAGTTATATAAGTATTACTACCGGGATAAATCGTATTGTAGCTAGCGCCATATATATAAATATTATGAAGAGTATTTAGAGCAAAATAATTATCATCTTGAGACTCTGAAATAATTAATGTCCAGCCAGCGTTAGATGGGGCGTTATCATTTGATGTATTATAAGTGGCCGCTGAAGATCCAAATATTGGAGCCGCTGTACCTTGAGTCAACGCATCACGACCAATAGCTTCGGTAATAAATCCAGCCGTTGTAGCTGTAGGCGCGTAAGACCCTGACATTAAAATTCCAGTTGATTCGTTAATCTCAAAAGACCAAGAAGTAGAAATCACTGAACGATCTCCAATTTTTGACCCTATAGAATATGAATCTAATCTTGCGTTATTAACTTTCACTCCAAACTTTTTAACTTTTGCGTAGTTTGAAAAAACTATATCAAAGAAATATCCACTAATGGAAACATCTTCCTGATTAAATGTTGTCATTAAATTTTCCGCGCTAAAAGAATCCACTAAGGAATCTATGCTTAAAGTGCCAACAATTGGCTTCTGCACTTTTCTATGAAATGGGTGATTGTTGCCAAAACCATAAAGAGCTTTTCTTTCTATAGGAACTGAAATAGAAAGCGATTGAAAATTATCAAAATCAAAACCTAATTTTAAAGCATTAGACGCTTCCGCTGTTGCGGTTATTTGACATCCACCATGCGGGCATCCGCCAGCAAAAAGCCCGCTATAACCTGTCATGTATATTGAACTTCTCGAAGCATCCAAAATTCCAATCGATTGATTAGTAATTACTTCTGTGCCAGATCCAGTTACGAATAACGCTGGATTTTCAAAAGTCGCAGAACTCACCTGAGAAATTTCCGCATTAGCCCCAACGAAAGAAAGATTAACAGTAGCTAAACTATTCAAACCAACGCTAAGCTCATAGTTAGTTAGATAAACATTTCCGATTCCGAGAACATTATGCTCATTCAAACTTGTATCCGCATTTAAATCTTTGCCATTATCTTTAGCAATTACAACATAAAAATTCCTATCTTGATTGGATGAGAAAATAGTTGAGAATGGATTGTTGTAGCCGTCAGTTGTAACGCCAACGCCCATTCCTATAAACTTTTCATTCCAGCCTCTATTTAAATAATATTGTAAATTTAAATTAACATCTGGCGCAAGTTGAGTTTGTCTAGTTGCAAGATAGGGGCTTCCAATTTGTTTTAAAGCGGCACGTTCAACATCGAAAGAAAAATCATAAGATTGAATGAAATCTAATTTAGCAACCTCAGATGCATCACTCGGCGCTCGCATAGCTCCACTTGGCCCAACAAACATAGCTTCCATTCCGTAAGATATATATTGTCTAGCCATTAGTAAATTCTCCTTGCCCCGAGCGGGTCTTCCGATAACGTAACTGATATGTCGTTTACGTTTTTATAAACAAAGGTATGCTCCCATTGCGGCGCATAGAAATATTTATATTGATTGTATATCTTGGGAAACTTGTACTGAAATTTTCTATACCCTTGCCTTGCAATCAAAAAGTGAAGAATGCATCTCGCTTCAGCGTCAGATATTCCTTTAAAATCTAATTTAAAGTTTTTTAGAGTATTCGAGTGCAGGCCAAAATTAGTTCGCCTTGTAAAAGAATAAGGTAATTCGCTTTTTATTACTGCAGTTTCTTTAGAGATTTGCGACGAATAAGTGGGTTGAAATTCAAATTCGCGCGTCCACTTTTGACTGTTGGGTATAGTATTCACCACTCCGATTGCGCTAGAGTTATCGCACGTGAAAGCTCCAGTGCAGTAATAAAAAGAATCATATAAATTGCCAGTGTTACTTGCGTAAGTTGCATTTCCAGTGTATCTTGCAACGTCATATTTTGAATAACTTGTAAATTGCCCGCCCGCGCCAGAAACCCAATCGCCCCTTATATTACTTCCAGTTATTAAAGAATTATTCCAATTTAGCAATGTTGAAATTTGATCGGTGCTAGCGCTAACATTAACGTTGTGCAAATCATTTTCATTGTAAGTGTTATCGATTGTATTTACAAAGCAGTTAAACGGTTTGTATATTTGAGCCGCATCTGTGTATAAAAACGACCCAGTTCCTTGCAAACCTTCAAAAAACCCAAGAATTTGCCTAGCTTGTTCTTGTTTGCGATTTTCAAACGGCATTGATATTTGCATTTGCAAATGATTTAAGCCTTTTGGCATAGTGTAGATATAATTATCTATCGCTTCAAAACTAGACAATTCTGAACTAAAAGAAACTTGCATTCCATACGAAGGAGTAAATGTGAACGACGCGGGAATCGTTCCTGTAACATTTTGATCTCTATCGTAGAAAAATGACATTATAAAAATCCTTGATAATTGAGAGTCATTATCGCGTCATCAGTTGCTGAAGAATTTATTGTTTCTCCTATCAATTCCATATTCGACATTGTGAATGTTGCTAATGAGCCTATAGTTATACTAATATTTCTTTTGTTTGAATCAATAATATAATCAAAAAGTCTTTTCGATTCGTAATCGTCGATTCCCAAAGAAAATTGAGCAGTTACTTTGTAAGGCCGCGAAGTAACAACTTCCATTGGCGAGCTGCCCGTTGGGTGGTAAAACGCTTGTCTATTGCACTCTACGTTGTATGTAAAAGACTCTATTCTGTTAGTGCCTGTGCCGTCACATTCAATTAAAATATCTTTTGGCCTTACGACCTTTAAGGTGCCAGTTTGGTTCACTGTTGTTGAAATTAATCCACTTCCAACGTTGCCATACAGTGAAAAGTCAGCGCTTAAACTTGGGAAATTCCCAACTGCGCAAGATACGGAAAATGAATTTAAATAACCAGAAGTGAAGCCAAAATTTGTAGAAGAAGAATTATAAAACAATCCGCCGCTAATTGCTGTTGTTCCCGTGAAATTTAAAATCAAATCATTTGGCGAAAGATACTTTTGTATGCTTAAAGATGATTGGGGCGGGCCAGAAGTGAACGTGCGAAATTTATTATACCCGATTACATTTAAATGATCAACGGGCAAGGAGTAGCCGAAATTAACGTCAGTGACTCCGAAAATCTTATAGCCACTGAGAAAAACTTCAGCATCATAATTAGCTGTTGATAATTTTGCCATTATCTAGTTCTAAGAGATCCTCCTAAACGCTTTTCTTCATTTAAGGTTTCCATTACTACCATCTTGATCTTCTCTGACATTTTCTTGTAATCTATGCCGCCCTGACTTGAATTTCCTTGAGTTTCTGTTTGCGAGGTTTGGCCAGTAACATTAATATTAATGTTAACATCACCCATCCCTTTAACGTTAGACTCTGTTGTTGTAGTTGGGGCGGAAGGTGTAGTTTCGCCGCCATCCGCGAATCTTGGAGCGCGGCCTTGATTCATTGAGTCGAGAAACTGCTTGCCGTACTTGCGAGAAGCGCCGCGATTCATAACGTATTCGCCGCTCATTAGCATCGCTTGGATATCGTCTGTTGGGCCACCTGAAGCGTAGCGGCGAATCATGCCTCCGTAAGCTCCCTTCACATATACAGGAGACATCATTAAGCTAGGTTTACCCGAGGCATCCAGAATACTTTTTCCTTGTCCTGCGCCTACTTGTGGATTCAATTTCCCCGCCCCATAACTTAGCGCAGCCCCCGCAACAGTTCCTATCATTTGTCTCATCAAAGCTTTCTTTTGTTGCTTTTCCGCCTCTTTCTGTTGCTTTTCAAAATCAGATTTATTTTTTAATATATCAAAAGCTTGCATTTTAGCGCCGCGAACTTCTTGATTAATCGTGTCGTCTCCTAACAAAGCGTACCTAGATAATTTTTGGCTTTCATCTTCAAGATTAATGAATGCGGAACTTCTGCTGCCTTTTAAAACGTCCGTTGCTCCGCTTGTTGTTGATTGATTCGCGAAAGCTCTCAAATCATTTTCTCCAGAAATCGCTCCTCCTCCACGAGTTCCGGGAACGAACATTCCTCCACTATTCATTCTTTCAAGATTAGAAGCGCCGTATTTTTGCACTGCTGATTTTCTCATTACGAATTCGCCGCCAGTGAGCATCGCGGGAACATCATCGCGATATCCGCTACCTCCACTTACAACGCCACCTTTAGCAAACTTTGCCCCCATTGCAATTGTTATGTTGTTTGCCGCATTTTGTAAAAATGCATTCTGCATAGTTTTCAAAAAGCCCATAGCTACATTTTGCAGTGCGGCTCCAAGGTCACCTGTTTGAGAAATCGCCGCACCCATCGCATCTCTTAAACCATCTCTAAATAAAGTTACTGTTTCGCCTCCTAATTTGTTTTGAAAAATATCAGCTTCAACTATAAGTTGATCCGTAGCTGCTTTCATCCCTGTTTGAAATGGACTTTCAGCTTCTTTTGCAGACTGCTCAGCAGCTATTCTCTGGAGCGTTATTTTATTTTCCATCTGGGCGATCAAATAGCCTTCCGCAGTGCTTCTCCTGTCTAGAGCGTCAGCCGCATCATCTTCAGCTTGCTTCACCATATTATTAGCCATACCAAGCAATGCTTGCTGCTCTATAGTCTTTGTCGCTGATATCTGAGCCGCCCTATACGCCTCAGTCACATCTTCGATACTTTTTGCCTGAGCAATTTTCAATGCTATAGAATTTCTATCTTCTACTGATAGATTAGTAATTGCACTAAGCGCCGTTTCCGCTGTATTTCTATATTTTTCTAGAATAATATTTCGATCTGCCGTAGCTTTCTCTGGGATTTTGCTGCGTTCAAAAGTTTCGAATTGACTGAATTTTGCGGTAGCCAACGCCGCTTTTCGTGCTCTTGTTTGAGGGAGACCAGATTGGTCCGCTTCTATCGCTGAAACTTCAGAATCTGCTTTAAGATTTTTCATTTCAGCTGCGGCCTGTTTTATGGCGTTGATTCGTTCACGATCCATCCCTGCTATTTTTGTTTGTATATTAAAAACACTTTGTAATGCGGCTTTTTGTATATCGGTATATTTAGCCTGTTCTGCTAGAAATTTTCTAGCCTCTTCCTGTGTCGTTAAGTTATTCCGCTCAATAGTATTTTTTGCTTTGGCGTTTGATATCGCAGTTTGAGATCCGGCGGAAGCTCTTATTGCAAGAGCTGCAACTTCCTTCTCTATTGAAAGAAAATCTCCAGAAGCTCTAGCTTTGTCAAGAAGAACGTTTAACGCCTGTTCGTCTACAGTAGCTAAAGCTCCTTTTTGAGACAGTTCTTTTATCAAGTCTTGAATACCCTGCGATTTTGATGTTCTTAATCTTCCTTGAAATTCTAATTCTCTTATCGACTCGTCGCTTGCGAATTTCTGTAATTCTGTTAACTTGTTTTGATTTTTCAAAGCGTTACCTTGAGCCACCGCTCTTGCTATAAAAGCTTTATTTTCGCCTTCGTTAAAGGCTAATGAAATTTCATTCAATTTAGTGGTTAACGCAACTCTTTTATTAATTTCTTGGGCTTCTTCTTGTGTTTTTTTGGCTATTTCATCGGCAGTTTTTTTTCTCTTATTTTCCTCTTCGTTGATTTCTTTGAGTTTTTTGCTGATAGCGTCATATTCTGCATTCGTTTGGTCGTCTCCCCCTCCTTGCTTGAAAATTCTACTACGAAGAACCCTCCCTCTATCTTCTATAGTTTGTTTATCACCAGTTTTAGTAAAAACTTCTGCTTGTTTTTGTCCAGCAGCTTTTGCGGACTCGCCTTCTATAGAACTCATCCACGAGCTTTCTATCGAATCGATTAGCGCGCCCCCTATTGCTGTAGCGATTGCAATTTGCGGAGACGCTGCCCCTACCGCTCCGATAAGTCCTCTTGCACCTCCTGCACCAACCATACCTTTTGTCATCTCTTTTACTTGACCACCTAACAAAGCTCCGGTTGCGGCTGCTTGAGCGGCTTTAGAGACCATTGAAACCGCATCTCCAAAAAGTTTTACTCCTCCATTTGTATTTTTAAATGTCTGCTCTAAAGTCGCATTTATCGTCATTAGTGCTCCGGTCGCATAAAATAATTTATCAAGACCATACGACGCCTGTTTTGTTTTATCATCTAAATCTTGAAAGGAGGCGGAAAGTGAGGCTCCAGCTTCATATCTAACTGATGATCCGCTAACTGCTTGCGTAGGTAGAGATCCACCAGCTGATAGCGTAGCTAATCTAATATCTTCCGTGTCTTGCTCTGCCTGCCGCTCTGCCGCTCTTCTTTCTGCTCTCCTGAGGTCTGCTGGACCATCCGGTCTTCCTCCGCTAGCAAAATTTGGTATCTTTCCATTAGGCTCATCTCTAGTATTAATAACCGCAAATCCATTTGGATTTTGTGAGTTTTTTAATTTTCCATCTTTTGTTACTCGGATTTGGCTCGGATCTAACCCAGCAGCCATTTCGCGTTGAATGGCGTCTTCTAATGGACTACCTTTAGCAAAATTTGGGATATATCCTGAAGCAGCTGTGTCTTTTAAATCATAAAGTCCATTTAATATAATTTGATCTGCAAATTTTTGCGTTTGCGCTGAACTTATTTTATAATCTCCTCTAATTATATCATCTGGCACATTTCCAAAAACTTTTCTTAATGTTGGACTAATTTTATTGACATCGAAAGTGGTTCCGCCTTTTGCACCAGATTCTGCTTCGCTTGGATTAAATGCATAATCTACAGCTGCTTCAAAAGTTGATCCAGCAGCTGCGCCAACAGCCCCAGCAGCACCACCTTTACTTAAAAAGAATTTTTTAAATCCAACTTCATCGAAAGGCTGCTTCCCAGCTATTGGATCAAATTGATTAACGATATCATAAGCTTCATTCGCAATAGCATTTGAAATTCTCTCTTGTATTTTCGGAACATCTTTTTGTTTTGTAGCTGAGGCGCTAGTCAATCCAAAAGCTTTAAATTTTACATATGGAGCTATTGTCCGATTTTTTGTACTTGGAACTACACCAGCTTTACCTATGTTATTTGCAGCTATACCTTCTTCTATATTTGGCAAAAGCATTGCGACGCCACGCGCTTCTGCATATTGATTTGCATTTTTAATTACATCTTTTTTCGATGCCAGCGGTTGAGAAGTATATAAATCACTAAACGATAATTGTTTTTGTCCAGACGCTAACCTTTCTGCATTTACTTCCGCTAACGCTGCATTTGCTTGATCCTTTTTTGTGTTTGAGCCTCCGGTACTTTTCCACTCTTCAGGAAACTTAATTCCTGATTTTCCAATTGCAGACATTGCTCCTGCTCTAATTGTATATTGATCTGCAAAATTAGGAATATAGCCCCCTGCCCCGCGAATCATTTCAAAATTTTTGGCGCTACTTTTTACTTTTGAAATAAAATCAAATTGATTAAGAGGAGCATACATTGATCCTGCAATTTGTTTTTCGCTTCTTAAATCACCTTCTTGCGGGCCAGTATCAATTCTTCCTCTTCTCCGAGAAAGAATATCCATATTGCCCGTATATAAATATGAAATTTTTCCGCCTGATAAATTTACAGCGTCTGCAATTTGCTGAAAGTTTTTGGACATTCCGCCGTCTTTTGTTCTCGCTGCGCCAGAAAGAATATCAACTTCAGTAGCGTCGGCCAACTGATTAGGGTTAGTTATGAAAGAACCAAGCGAAGCGCCGTATGTTGATTTGCCAGATCCAGCGGGACCAACTATAAGATTCTTTTTAGCTCTCGACGCTAATATAGCTTTTAATAAAGAATTTTTATCAGGCTCAATTCTGTCAGCATCGTAAACGTAACGATTGAAATTTGGAACGTAGCCCCCTGCTGCTGAAATCTTTTTCGCGCCCGCTGGCAACCCGTAAGCTCTTGCCATGTCTTGATTAAAGATGGCTGAACCTCCATTAGCAAAATTCGGCACAACGTATTCGCTCGTATTTGCAATCATTGTGCCGCGTTTGCCGCCGCCAAAAGCAAAATTAGGAATAGAAACTACTTTAGAAGATGCGCTTGCCCCGCCAACTCCTCGACGAACATCCGCAGCTTCTTGAGATGGAAGATAACCTCCAGCACCACGTTTTTTGACTTGCCCGCTTGTTGCGCTTAATCCGCCCGCCATTAATGCGGGAGTTACTGACGATGCGATATTTTGAACTTGCTGCAAAGCGGTTAATTGACGGTTGTAAACGCCCAACAAATACTCTTCTTGCTTTGCGCGGTTCCCGCTCAAAGCCAAAATGCTCGCCATTACTTCTTGATCTCTAATGAGCGTATTGACAACTGCTTGTTCAAGAGCTTGGCGCTCTCTAACTTGCTGATTAATTCCTAAAATTGTTTTTAAAGATTCAACGCCAAATTTCGCGATATCAGCTGTAAGCTTTGCAAATATTGCAGCTAGTATAGGTAAACCAACAGTAAAAAATACATCAGAAATACCTTTGATTAATCCCTTAGCTATGTCGCCGCCAACACTTCCCGAGTCCAAAAGCTTATTAAAGCCACTAAGTAAATCGTTTACGAATGATAATAAACTATTTAAATTTTCTGTAACTCCAATTTCAGATAGTTTATTAAACAATTGAGTTGCCGAAACTGTTGCGTTATTAATTTGGGCTGCAAGAGTTTTATTAAGCTCTATTTGTCTTTCGTAAGCTTGGTTGCCAGCTCCAGCTGACACCTGCACAGCTTGTCCAAATTTACTATTAGCGTCGCCTAAATCATTAAGCAAAGCAGACAAAATGTTAATGTTGTACTTACTAGCAACTGCCTCAAGAATTTGAATTCTTTCTCCTCCTGACAAACCCTGCATTTTTTTCGAAAGCTCTTCTAGCAAAGGAATAGCCCCCTTTAGCTGACCTTGAGCGTCCAAAGATTCAACTCCAACATTTCTTAAAGCTTGAACAGTTTCGTCGCTTCTTATTCTAGTAAAAATTGTTTTAAGAGCATTGCCGATAACAGCGCCTCCACGCGTTGTTCTTTCTTGAGCAACTGTAACCGCAGCATTTAATTGGTCGAAATTAACTCCGACCTCTTGAGCAATTGAGCCCGCACGCGCGAGACCTTTAGCAAGGTCTTCTGCCGAAACAGCAAATTTAGTGTCAACCGCAACTAGCTTATTAATAATCTGAGCGGTTGTAATTCCAGTTTCGCTAAATGAATTTGCTGCGGCAGTTAAAACGTCAACCGCTTCTGAGGCGCTTAACGTTGTGAACCTTGTTAAAGTTAAAGCGTCGCTCGTTCTTTTTAAAGTTTGCTCTACAGTTAAGCCTTGACGCGAAAATTCAAGAGCAGCTTGAGAAGCTGTTTGAAATGTTTGGCCAGTCGTTTTTCCAATCTCAAAAAGCGAATCTCCAAACTTTGATAATTCTTGCCCACTCTTTCCGCTAATAGCGCCAATGTCAGCAAGTGTTTTTTGCACTTCGATTCCCGTTTGAACTAGAGTCGAGAAAGCGTTTTGAACGCCATTAATAATTCCCACCGAAGCTCCGAAAGCTAAAACGCGAGCATTCGAAGCTGCAATTGACTTTTCAAACTCGGTCGCGAGGCCGCTCACGCGCCCGAGAGGCTGCGCTAAATTTTTAAACGCAGAAGGATCAACAGAAGCGTTGATGTTGATTGTGCCAACATTTCTAGCTCCTTGTTGAATAGAGGCTTCTAAGCCAGACTGAACTACTGGAATTGATATACCTTGTGCCATCCTTTAACCTTTTGAGATATTTACACTCAAAAGTTAACCTTCGCCATGTAATTTCATAAGCTCTTCCATAGTCATCGTTTTCTTTCCTTTCATCACCTCGTTGATAGTTTTTGATCCCGGCGTTTTCATTTCTGCCATTTCTTCTTTTGTAGCTCCGAAAACAGCTTCTCCGCTAGCTTTATCTTTGTTCTTTTGCTTACCTTCAAAGTTCTTTTTAGCTTTTGACCTGTCTGTATATTCGAAAAGCTTGTCTGGATTTTGCCTTATTTCGTCTGGAATATTTTCTGTAGTCTCAAATATATTTTTAAATATCTTTCCGTAAATAGTGACTCTAACTTGAAAATCAGTAAGCTGAACCATTGGCTTGCCCCAAAACTGCATAGGCTGATCTAAAACAAGATAATACGGATGAAAAAAGTCCAACAATGAAATTTTTTGCAAGTTGTAATCTTTAAACTCGTTCATGTATTCATTAAAAAACAAAATATACTCAACTAAATCTTCATAAGTCATTTCTTCAAATTCAGACTCAGAAAACACGCGCTCTTTAAAATTTTCGTCTTTAAATAGAGATTCGTATATAATGTAATCGCTCGATCTGTTACTTGCATACTCTTCTGCCGTTTTGCCGATAATGTCTTTTCTATCGGAGATTTTTTTAACTAACTTTTGGCGCTCTTCGTCAATCTGCTTATTGATAGCTTCTATTTCGAGCTTACGAATAAAATTCTTTTTAGTTAAAATTAACCGATCAATGTACTTGTTTAAATCAGTTATTTCATCTTCTTCTTTTTGAGACCAAAAACCTTCTTCAGACGCTTTTTTTAAAGCATCGTCTTCTGAAAGAATACCTAAAGATAAAGCATATGCTAGATACTCTTGATAACGATAATCGAAAAAAGCTTTTTCATTTACCCCGAGGTGCTTAATAAAAATAGAGCTACCCTTGAATTTCTTCTTGGAGTAGCCCTTTACAATTTCGTTGAACGTTAAGAATAGTTTACTGCTGGTCAAACTTTCCTGTTTCGATGTCATCGTCTAGCTTTTTAAAGTCTTCATGTTTCGCATTTTTACTAAAGAACCAGAAAGACATAAACGTTGCTAATTTACGATAAGCCTTTTTGTAAATTTCATTTTCATCTTCGTCCATTTGATGCAAGCTTTCGAGCTTCTGTTCTGTTGTTGAGCCTTTAAACATTGGCTCGATATTTCCGTCAGGGATAAATTGAGAATGAGCCATGTGCAAACAGAACCAGCGAATAACATTATTTTGCGCAATGTTATCAGCCGTATTGTCGAACAGCGATCTGTAACTTGATTCTACTTGAACCATTCTCATTCTAAGAGTTGTGATTTCGCTAATCACTTTAGCTTCAGCTTCTCTATCAAGTTCATTTTTCGAATTTAATCGAAGTATGTCATTCTCTAATTGAGTAATTTTATTATAAAGAGCTACCAGTTCTTTAGCGTCGTCTTCTGATAAAACGCCGCCAGTATCAGTATATTTTTTAGTTAACATGCCCTTTGTCAAAATACCCTTCTTGATACAGTTCGACATTTCGATGCTAAATTGCAGTTCAGCGTCCTCAAGATTTTTACGAGAAGGTTGCTTGATAATGATCTTTACAGGCACGTCTTCTTTGATCTTTTGCGTGACGGTTATTGTTTGACCGTTCTCCTCTTTAGTCTCGGTCTTTTCAACTTCCTTGTTTACCTTGATTGTGTAGCTAAATAGTTCTTTCATTGTTTAAATGTGTGATGGAATTCTACTCTTGAGCTATCCATTTCAGAAACAATCTTTCGGATAGCTTCATTTCCCATGTCTAAAACGCGCTTTCTATAAAGCGTCATTTTTTCTTCGTCTAGGTAATGGGCCTGTTTCACAACTGGTTTAAATGAATCTGGAGCGGAGGAATATAAAAGAGCGAATTGCCTATCATGCTCATGCTTAATGTCTTCCAAAATGATAAGCATCCTCTTGAATAGATCAGAGGTGTTTACCTTTACCCTATCGTTAAAATATTCCTTGCCAGTCATACCTTTTACCTTACTATATAATAATTTAACTATAGAAAGTGTAAAGTAAAATATGGCGACTTCGTATATTTCATCTTCTCAGAAGGATTACATTAACGGCATTTTCGACGATGTTTTCGAAACGTTCGCTCGTTACATCACAGTTATCATGAATCCAGAAATAGTTGTTGCTACAACTTCCTCAACTTACAATGGCTTTTATGGAGCAGATACAAATTCAGCAGCGAACAATCCAACTTATATTAGCAAATCTTACACTTTTAAAGCTAAAATCAGTTACGTTTCAAATCGAAAAGGCATTTATCCCGCAGCAGTTGATCAGCAAAGAATGATGTACCCAGAAGGAACTGTTAAAATTAAAGTTGGCACCGACGCTTTTCCTTACTTAAAAGAAGCTAAAAAGATTGAATTCGATAATAGAAGATACAATATAGTTTCCGACTATAAGCCAAATGGAATCTTTGGCCCAAGATATTATTCATTTGTTTTAACTCCGATAAACGAATAACATGGCGAAAATTCCACGAGATATTTTAAAAAAAATAGGCGCGGATAGCGCTAGCGCGCTTAGGCCACAATTCGAAAAGATAGTAATAAAAAACTTCGAATCTGTAAAGCGGCAAATGATAATGGAGTTTTTAAATCACCCTGTTACAGTAGAAATAAAAAATGGCCCAACAGCTGAAAATATTAGCGGTGCATTAGGCGGAAATGGAAATTTGTTTTCTTATATTGGGTTTCCTGCTGGAGAAGACCCCGTAGAAGCAGTATTAGATGAATTTAACAAAACCACTATTAGATTCAATGGCTTAATAGAAGGCGGCGCTAATTGGTTAATTTTCATGCCTGCGAAAGAAGATATTTGGGCTGCGAGTCCAATGCCTTGGGCGCCAGGCCGTTCTTGGGCTAAAGGTATCGAAACTGGAATATCTGGTATCGGCCAATACCTTTACAGTGAAGATGGCCAACTCGATAGCTCGCGATCTGGAACTGCTGTTCAAACCAGCTCGAAATTAAGAAAAAAAAATAGATTTAAAAATATAAAATATATCAGCATGATTTTGGCAAAGTACGAACAAAAATTCTCACAATTAAATGAAACCTCAATACCTACATAATGTCGCAACTTCATTTGCGTTATGGTTAGATCATCACCTTTTAGACAAAGGCGAAGCTTACAGCAATGAAACTGGAAAGTTGCATTATTATTCTGACGCTAGATTACCAAACGGGTATAAGGTTTTCGGTAGCGCTTACAAACAGTGGGTTTACGACTCAACCATAACTGGCGCTAACGTTCCAAGTGGAGTTTACGTTAACTCCGTTTTCTCCCCAAGAGGAAACAATAAACATATTGATTTCATTAACGGAAGAGCAGTTTATTCTGGAATAGCAACAGGAGCAATTGTAACTGGAAGCTTTGCGGTAAAAGATTTTAATATTTATTTATCAAACGAAAACGAAGAAGACTTGATTTTAGATCATAGTTTAAAATCAAAAGAAAAGATTCCTTGGAACAGTTCAACTTACTTGGAGCCATACGACAACGCGTTGCCAGCAATTTACATCAATTCAGAATCATTAATTAATACGCCGTTTGCATTCGGCGGAGAAGACGAGAGTAAAGTTTATATGAAGTGCGTCGTTTTCGCTAATGACCCTTACAGCTTAGACGGCGCTCTTTCTTTATTCGCCGATTCAAAGAATAGAACGTTTAAACAAAAAGATTTTACGCAATATCCCTTGAATGAATTTGGCGATGTTAAAACGCCCCCATACACATTTGAAAATGTAAATGGTTCTTCGGCAGAACTTTTCATTGATGATGTTGCGGTTTCAAAGTTCAAAGACTCAAAAGGAACGTCTAGATCATATATTGGATTTATGGATTTTGACATTATTAAATACAGATACCCAAGATCTTGATTATTCCATTTATAGATAAAAAAATGTAAAGTATTTCAAACCCTTTAAACTATGCCACGTAATAGAGTAATTTACCAATCAGACGCTTTGTTTGTCACTACTGGAACTGTAAATCCAACTGGCACGCACGCAGCCACGGACATCGGTCAACTTCACCGTGTTCAATCAGCCAGTTACGGCTTTAATGTATCTCGTCAAGATATCAATCAATTCGGCAACCTTGCTCGTATAGATGCTATTATTCTTGAAGCTCCTACTGTAAATCTTGATTTTACATACTACCTTCACGACGGAACAAATGAAAGACTACTTGGGTTTGTTACTGGAGCTACTTCCACAGGATTAGCTAGCGTGAGCAACAACGTCTTTTTGAGCGGATTAATTAACGCGGATACCGCAACAACTGTTAACGGAATCCCAGTTGGCGGTGGTCATACCGTTTCAGGAAGAAATTACTTTATTTTCACTTCTCCCGAAGGCGTAGATGCGAACGGAGCGACACTAGCTAACATTTCTGCAAATTCAAATACAATCGGAATTGGAAACGGTTACGTAACAAATTACTCAGTAGAAGCTTCTGTAGGTTCAATTCCAACAGTTTCTGTGACTGTAGAAGGTTCAAATATTAATGTTGTATCTGGTTCCTCTGGAACTGTACCCGGAACCACAACAGAAAATAACGCAACTGGTAATTTGCAATTCCAACTACCAGCCCCCGTAAGTGGAAGCTTAGGGCTTTCTGCATTACGCCCAGGCGATATATATATGAGCCTTTCAGAAGGCTTATTGACTGACTTGCCAACCGCTGATAACGCTTCGAACACAGCAGCTCATATTCAATCATTCTCTATTGAAGTTCCAATTAAACGAACCACATTACAGCGAATTGGAAATGCGTTTGGCTACACAAAGGTTGTTGATTTCCCTCTTGAGGTCACAGTTAATGTAAGTGCAAATGTTGCTGATCTTAAAGACGACGCAGGAGGATCAGCGGGTGCAAATCTTATGAACCTTCTCGTCTCCGACGCGTCCAAAACTTTAACATTCCAATTTGCAGACTCTACAAAAACTAGTAAAATTGCTTACACTGTAAGAGGGTGCAAAATTGTAAGCGAAAATTTCTCCAGTTCAATTGGAGATAATAAAAAAGTTGATCTCGTATTTACCACCCAAATTGGCAGTCCCACAGACGCGCTGAATGGAATATTCGCTGGAGTAACAGCGGGTTTGACTACTGCTGGCAATACATAATATATTATAAAATAATATAAACTAAAAACCCCCGAGAAATCGGGGGTTTTTTATTGCTCGTTGAGGCGAGCTTTGCTTCGGGGAGACTTGTTATTTTTAAATCAACCCTACTGATGCTCAAACACCTGTTGGAAACCCCGGAAATGGTATAAACGATTGAGAAGCTTCATCCCAGAGTTTGGGAAGTCCATCAGTTGGCCATGCTACGGGTGGTACAAAGCTAACGGCAGCTTCGTCCCACACCCATGACGGTGGGTGGTTGGCAGATAACGCATTGGCGCGATTTTCTGCAATCTGCTCGGGGGTTGGCGGCGTTTCGAAAATTGTTGATATGTTTACCATGATGTTTTTGTTATTGAATAAGTTTTTTATAATCTGGAGCTACGCCATCTGCTAATTTAAGAAAATCTTCTTTGCTACCTGCTGTTAGTAATGTAGTTCCCATCGGAATTAATCCTACTGAAGACAGCATTTGCAAGGTTTGAGGATTGCTCATAGCATTTAATAGTTTAGCTGGACTAGGGCGACCATACGCAATAATCTCAGATTGCAATTCGCGTCCTACAGTAACCGTGAACTCAAGATTCGCATTTGCTTCAAACATCTGATCGTCGGTATATCCATTTATTCGTGTAGGTTCGCAAATTTCGTATAGTTCAGCGATAAGTTTCTCTAAAATTTTTATCTCAGTTCGATTTAATTCAAAGGCGTGTTTTTGGTCTTCTAAGAATGACTCAGTTTCTACGATTTCAGCCTCAAGGTTTAGAAGAACGTGCGGTAATGCTGGTACAGTTAAAAGATGTTTATATTCTTCAAGTTTTGCTTTATGCTTTAGCTCCGAAACGCGCTCTAATACCGCTGCGCGTTTTCGCCCAACGAGGAACCCTTTTAGGGTCTTTAGTTTCTCCCAAGGAGTTGAACCAATGACTTGGTATTTATAATTGAATTCAGAATTTAAGTTCGATGCCATAATAAACAATTATGATAATGAATAACCCGCTGCCGCTAGACCCAGCCTTGCTGTTCCAACGCCCGTTGTATCAGTTGACACAACCCCCGTATTACTTACGAGGTTGGTCATTGAAGCGCGGGCGAAACCAAGATATCCATACCCGAATACAGCTTTGTCTGTTCCGTAACCAGCCGCTGCCAATTCAGATCTCGATGTTCCAACTCCTGTTGTATCAGTTGATACAACGCCAGTGTTACTAACAAGGTTGGTTATTGCAGTTACGCTACCGGTATTTCCATATCCAAATATTGCTTTATCGGTTCCGTAACCCGCTGCTGCTAAATAATATCTCGATGTTCCAACGCCAGATGTGTCAGCAACCACAGTGCCCGTATTGTCTACTTTATTAGTTATTGATACAGCCACGGATGAATATCCGTATCCAAATATTGCTTTATCACTTCCATAACCCGCTGCTGCCAAACCATTCCTCGCCGTTCCAACGCCAGCTGTATCAGTAACCACAGCGCCCGTGTTGCCTACTTTATTAGTTATTGATACGCCTGTACTGCCATTAAATCCATATCCAAATATAGCTTTGTCAGTACCATAACCCGCCGCTGCTAAAGCATTTCTTGCTGTACCAACACCATACACCTCGGTTGTTATAACGCCAGTGTTGCTAACAAGATTTGTAATTGAAAGATTGCCGCTACTCCCGAATCCATATCCAAATATTGCTTTGTCGCCGCCATAACTAGCCGCTGCAATACCAGTTCTTGCCGTACCGACGCCCGCTGTATCGGTTGAGACAACACCTGTATTGCTTACAAGGTTGGTTATTGCCGTATAAACGCTACCGGAAGGACTTCCATATCCAAAAATAGCTTTTTGAACACTAGTTGCAATAGACGCAACAAACCCAAATAAAATCTGTGAAATTGCTGCCATGTTATTATGTTAGTCCAGTGCCAGAAATAATCCACTCTGTTGAAGTGATTTTAACTGCGGTAGCAACACCGTTTGCAGCAAGTGTGCGACTTCCAGTTGTTCCAGCGCCAGCTAAACGCATTGTATCACTTGTAATAGCGATTGTAAGCACACCAGCAGCATTTTGATTTATAAAAGTAATTGCAGTTCCTATTGAGTAAGCAACATTCGCATTACTATCTATTGTAATTGTACGAGCTGTTGTATCGGCAGATGGGTGCAAGATATGTTTGCCAGAATCTGAAAGAACTGTGGTATAAGCAGCAGATTGAGAATTTTGAGGTAATATGCGAATATTGCCGATTGAGTCGGCGATAGAACCAGATACATCAAGTTTGTAAGCAGGACTCGCTGTTCCAATACCAACGTTGCCATCCGCTCGAATACGCATTCTTTCATACCAATTGTATGTAGATCCATTGTAATAAAGATTTAGGAATTGTATATCTCCTCCTGCGGGTTGGTTGATCGAGTCGAATTGCCTTGAGGAAATGGCGGTCAATCCACCATTGCCAGACATTCTTAAAGCCCCAATTGAAACATCAGTTAGTCCAACTGGGTTCGCATAAGCTCCAAAATTAAGATCAAGTACTCCCTTTGGAGTTGTTGTTCCAATACCAACGTTACCACTTGCCTTAATAACCATTTTGGTAGTTGGCGTATCTCTGCCTCCATTAGCAGTCTTAAAGGATATTTTACCATTGTAACTGCCATCATCGCCTGATGATATAACTGCGCCTATCCAATCATAGCCAGTTCCAGATTGACCTAATCTAAAATTAAACTCGGGCTCATATTCGTACCTAGCAGAAACGGTTATTTTATTCGTAACAGCGTCAAGGAAGTTTCCTACTTCTAATTTTTGACTAGGGCTCGTTGTCCCGATGCCAACGTTGCCAGACGAACGAAATATAACATTCGTAGTAGCTCCGTTTATAAATTCAATAGCTCCAGCATCAGAAACATTAAAATTACTACCAATTCCGGCTTGG